AAAGAAGTAAACTTCAAAAGGTATGTTTACTTTTCTAACAAACTCAACAAGGTTAAGTAATTGGTCAACTGTATTTCTTAGAGTATCACTCATAGAACCTGACCAATCCAATAACATCATCATACCGTGGTTTTTACCATCAGGTACAATAGTCAATCTTTTAAAGATGTCATCCGAAAACTTGTAGTTTGGAAGTTTTAGAGGGTCAATAATACCAGTTTTATCGGTACTTGCTCTCTTATAGGCAGTAGCGGCCTTCTTCATCTCAAATTCTTTTACAAGATACATTACAGTTTTCTTGTTTTCTTTTTGAAACTGTTTAAATGCACCTTTCAACCAAGTCATATACTTAACATCATCATAGTTATATTGTCTATGTCTAATTCTTTCATCACTCATACTTTTTAGAAAGTCTTTATAACCAATGATTGATTTTAGATTTGGTTCTGGCAGTTTACCGTAAGTAAAGCCTTTTGCTTTCTCATCAAGCAATTCATCTTTTTTACTTTCGAAAGCCTGGTCAGTTACAACTTTTAGAAGTTTTTGAGGTCCGTCACCGTTAGCACCACTACCGTATTGCTCAGGAGAACCACCTTTTTCTTCTTTGTTTTCTTCTTTATCACTTACTTTGTTTGAAGCACCAGATTGTTCACTGTCTTTTTCATCATCTGCTTTCTGGTCACCAAAGTTATTGAAATCGTTTTTAGCATCTTGCTCATCAGCAGTATCAAACTCAGCATCAAAGTCATCTTCATCTTTAGCAAGGTCATAAACTTTTGCAATAGATAACTTGTCAAATTCTGGAAGTTTTTGCATTTGTTCAACTTGGTCTTTTTGCCAAGCTAACATCTCTTTTGCAAGATTAAGTACATCTTTGAAAGTAACAACTTTGTCAACTTTAGATAACCATTCATTATCTTGTTTACTAAATGAAAAAGGTACTCTATTAAGAGATTTAGACCTGATATTAATTTTGTCGATAATCATAAGGTCTTTGTTAACATCTTTACCCATAAGGCCAAAGAAGTTCTTTTTTTCTAAGATATCAAATCCGTTGATATAGTTTTTAACAACACCAGGATACTTTGCTTGAATTAACTTGTCAATTCTAGTATCTTCAATAACATTAACATATGACCTTAGTTCACTATCAGTAATGCCTTCCCATTCTTCATAAGGAGTAAATAAAGCGTGTGAACATTCGTGTGCTATGAGCATATCATAGACATCACCAGACTTTTCTTTAAAAATAGGGAGGGTTAGAATTCTGTTTTTAACATCAAAAGATGCTGTGCTAACTTTATCGTGTTGTACTGTAATATTTTCAGTAGCCAGTAACTTAGCAAGATTACTTTTTACATTAGTGTTTAGTGTCATAGTGTTGTCCTTTTTCATCATATGTGTCCATCCTACAGGTGTTTTCCACATAAGTCAAGCGTTTTAGGCGCTTTTTTTTAATTTTTTTTTACATATAAAACCCTTATAAATCAATGGTTTTTGCTGGCTGCGTCAAATTGCACAGCTAATTTATTGTATTTTTTCGCTCAATATCGTCTTCCGAGCAGTCTGTTCCATACTGGATTTCGATAATTTTAAGTGGTGTATGTTCTTCATTACATAACTGGTGCCATTCACCTCTCTCTATATGTAAATTATCAAACATTTTATACTCACCTAGTAGTTCTACATCCGTACTACTATTGATTGTATAGACGGTGGCCACACCTTTACTGATAAACCAGTGTTCTGCTCTGTTATCGTGCCTTTGCATAGATAGTCTTTCGCCAGGCATTACAACTAATTCTTTTACTTTAACTACATTGAGTTCATTATGTATAACTCTATAATAACCCCACGGTCTTTCGGTCTGGTTTGTAGCCCATTTCTCTAAAATGCTTGATGAGGAGTTACGCTTCTCCATACCTCCGACACCGAAAGCAAAGGTAATCCAATCATCTGACTGAAAATACTTCTCTTCAGGTATGTTCTCGGAAGTTCTATCACCACCATTTGCAAAGATAATGTTTGCTTTAGGGTAAAATCTTTTGACTTTTAGAATACACTCAATAGCCGTACCGTCCCAATCATCAAATGGTATTACATTGTGTACAAACGATAGATTTTCTACAACCTTTTCTCGTTCATAGAAAGGCATAAAGTATTTACCTTTCTTGTCTTTTAACCACTTGTCTGAGTTTAACCCTACAATAAGTATGTCACCTAATGCGGCTGCACATTTTAGGTACTCAATATGTCCTGAGTGTAAAGGGTCGAAACCACCAGTAGCGATAACTACTTTCATCTATTGTCACCATTACCACCAATCACACCTCTAGCGTGTCGGTCAGCAAGTTTAACTACATTATCGTTAGCAATGTCGGAAAGCTTAACCCCAATATCGCCAGCCAATACAGCAATATACCACAGTACATCGCCAAGCTCAGCGGATATCTCCTTGCGATAATCTTTATTCTTCTCATATCCATCTCGTATTAATTTTTTAACTTTATTTGCCACCTCGCCTGCTTCACCGGCAAGTCCTAACGCTGGATATAAAATCTGGTGTTTCTTGTCGTAGATAGCCGTTGTCTTGGCCATTTCTTGGTACTCATTGAAATTCATTTGTATTTATCTCCCTACATCATTCAAGTATTTTGATTTACATTCTTCCCAACTCATATAGATAATATCATCATAGAAATGGGTTTCTGTAGAAACTCGGCCTTGCTTAGTCAAGGACGCCAATCGTTTCTTAGCGTACTTGTTCTTCCATAACTCGGTCAAGGCACCAACCGAATTGTCAAACTTTCTTACTAGTTTATCTTGTGTAATCTCTTCTCGTAAAAACTCATTGGTATTTTCAAATAGTTCACCAAAGTAAATACCTCTAGCGTGTTCTGAACGAATAAGTTTCTTATCTAATTTTAACTGGCCATAGGTAAAGTTGTGTGACCTATTTCTATGGTCTCTTTTATGTGGTTGGCCACTATCTTTCTTTGCAACATACCATTCAAAGTATTTGTATGTGTGGTTCTTCATTAACCACTGTTGTATCATTTTTCTAGTTGGTTTAGTAGGTTCATATGCAACTGAACCAGCAGACCAGCCCATTTTCTTCCAATGTTTTAATCTATCGTATTGTGACAATGGTATTTCTTTTGTTTTACCATATAAACTTGTAGTTGTAACACCTACTAACTTATCGGTATATTGGTTTTCCCAAGTCTTCTCAACCGTGTCTGATAGGCATAAAAGTGCCAGTAGTTTGCCACCTACTAAGTTATAACCTAGAGGTTGTATTGGTACAATGGTACTACCAATGCAAGTATGATTAATCATTCGTTGAGTTTTAGCTTCTCGTTCCCAACCAATATGATTATCTCGTGGTGTTAAATCTAAAAAGTCTGAGGACATACAAGTAACACCAAGGTATTTCTGTGTCTTCTTATCTCTTATTAAGAAGTTTAGATTTCTACCAATGTTACTATTGTTCTTCATTGTAGAAAGGAAAGTTCTAAGGCCATTCCAAATGGCAGGCATCTTACTACCTGTGATAGATGTAATCTCTTCACCATCACCGCCTGTGTAAACTAGTTCTGGTTCTAAGTAAAGATATTCTTCTTGGTCTTGTGGTAACCAAAAGTTGTTTTTGATTTCTTGTAATAATGCACCTTGTGATGCATCTTTCAAAGCAGGTGTATCGTCAAAGAAACTATTAACTTCTACTGTAGGATATTTGTCGTGGACTTCACACCATTTTTGATACAGTGTGTACTCTTTCACATTCATAGCCGATACGAAAGATAAATCTTTAATAAGAGCTTCTTTTAGTTTTTCGGTATCTACATCAACCATTTTGTCGACCGGATTCTCAGCGCTCCACGCCTGCCACTGGTCGTCAATAGTCATACCTTTTTTCCACGAATAAGTCATAATATAGATAATACTCTAGTTAGTTGAAATTGTCAAGCTTCATTCTGTTTCTTGCGTTTTTCCATTTGTTTGAACAGTTTTTGTCCTTTTTCTTTGGCTCTTTGTAATCTAAATTTAGATACTAGTTCAGTAAACACTCTACCTTGCATATGGTCATATTCGTGTAAACAAATTCTAGCCATCATACCTTTTAGATGAGCCTCTTGTGCTTTGCCTTCACTATCTGTATAAGTCATTACACATTCTTTTGGTCGTTTAACATCTAAGAATATAAATGGAAAAGATAAACAACCTTCTTTATACATTACAAGTTCATCACTTGCTGATTTAATTTCTGGATTGTACATTGCAATAGATAAACCATTCTCTATTTGTGGATGACCACCTGCAACAAACATTCTATATGGTAAACCTACTTGATTGGCTGATAGGCCAATACCACCATATCTTTTCATTGCCATAAACATAGCATCTGTTAGTTCTTTTCTATCTTTAAATTCGTTTTCTTTTAAAGCTTCATCTGTAAAAGGTGCTATCATAGATAACACTCTTGGATCCGTAGGCGGTATTAGTTTTAGTTCTTTAGACATTTTGTAACCTCGTAAAGTTTTGTACTTTCTCGTACTTGATTATATTTGTAAATCTATCAAATAGTATATCGCCTTTGTGTGATATAATAAAGATATTTTCTTTTGACAGGTCTTTAATGATTTTAAAGAAATCATCTGTGCCAGAATTATCTAAACTGCTGTCAAATATTTCGTCAAGTATTAGTAAGTTCGTATTGGTACTGTTTTTCATTCTAGCAATATCTCGCCATGTGAATAACAAAGCAAGGTCAATTCTCATCTTTTCACCTTCACTAAAATTATTATAGTTAAAGGTATCTCTAAATCTACTTTTTACCGTTTCATTAAACTCTTCATCTAAATGGAAAGATACAAAGAAATCCATTTGTTGTAAATACTTATTGATTAAAGTATTCATAATAGGTACATACTTACGGATAATCTGTGCCTTGGCGCCTTTATCATTTAAGATTTCTCTTAACACATCTACATATGATTTTTCTTCTTGCACATCTGTTAAATGACTTTCTGCCAGACCTAATTCAGCTGACATGTCTTCTAATGACTTTTTAATACTTTCTATGTCTTCATCTTTACCTGAGGCCTGTTTTAATTCTAAATCAATTTGTTTACTGTGTGTTGTAATACCTTCAAGTGAAGAATTAATCTTTGCAATCTCCACATTCATCTCGTTTATCTTGTTTGATATTTTTGAGAACGCTGTTACTTTCTCTTCCTGATTTGAGATTGCTTCTAATAAGTCGGACAGTCCCGTTTGTAACTTTGAAATAGTGTTTTCTTCGGATTTGCATTTTTCACCCTTAAAATGTTCATCAATAGGTTGTGTACATGTTGGACAAGTATCATTATCTTTAAAGAAGTTTAAAGTCTTCTTATGTGATGATAGATTAGTTTCAATCTTTGTTTCTATCTTTTGTAATTCTTTTAATTTATTTGTAGTCTTATCTTGTCCGGATAGTTGATTTTGTGATACGGCTATCTGTTCATTCAATTCTTGTAGTTTTGTTTCAAATTCTATTGATTTTCTGTTATATTCTTCTAGTTTATTCTGCTGTACCTTCTGGTTGTCTGTTCCTTTGGTTTCCAGAGTATTAAGGTACTTTGCTTCAGTTTCGTATTTGGTCTTAATTAGGTCGCACTGGTGACGCACCTCCACCAACTTTTTTTGGAGGTCTGACTGTTGAGAACGCAAAATCAAGTCCATTAGGCCAAAAACTCTAATATCAAGTATCTCTTCAACAACTTCTCTTCTATATCGTGGTTTCATCTTCATAAACGGCTCGTATGATGAAGAACCTAATAATACGACTTGAATAAATGACCTGTAATTCAGTTTCATTATATTTGTTTCAAGGTACTTTTGATAATCTATATTACTGGCATCCTGATTAATAATATTACCGTTCTTATAAATTTCAAATACATTAGGTTTGATGCCTCTAAGAATTTTATATTGATTGGTGCCTACATCAAACTCAACTTCTACTGTACAATCAGCATTATTAATGGTGTTTACCATTTGTTCTTTCTTAATAATTCTGAATGGTTTATTGAACAATACAAAACACAAGGCATCTAATAGTGTTGACTTACCACTACCATTAGTACCAACAATCAGTGTTGTTTGTGATTTGTTTAACTCAATCTCAATAGGTATATTACCACTAGATAAAAAGTTTTTATATTTTAACTTTTTAAATACTATCATTCACTGGCCTCAACATATAAGTCTTTTGCAAACTCTTTTAATTTTTGTTTATCAACATCTGTTTCAATCTGGTCAATATAGTTTCTTAGAAAGGTAAGAGTATCTTCACCTTGTTCTAATATATCTTCTCTAACTGTAGAGTTTAAATCTATATTGTCTTCAATAATATTTAATTCGTGTACATTAATTTTATTATATAACTTTTCAACAAAGTGATTGTACATATCATCATCTGTTTTATTAGATACAAATAATTTAATATGTTTATTATTATATGGTGTTAAATCTAATTCATTATAATTTGTTTGTTTATCATTATAGATAATCTTTTCAAACATAGTTAGTGGATTGATAACTCTTTCAATCTCTCTAGTATCTGTATCAAAGATATGAAATCCTTTTGGACATCTATAGTCTGACCAAGTCATTTCGTATTGTGTACCTAGGTAGAAAATACGGCCATCATCTGACTTCTTATGAAAGTGACCAGATAATACTTTTTCAAACTTAGTAAATAAAGACTTTTCTAAACCGTGTTCATTAATATGGCCAGCATGCATTTCAAAACCTTTTACTTCTAAATGACCCATTACAATACTAGATGTTGAATGGTCAATAGCGTGAATACTATCATCATAATTATCATCACAAATCCAAGGTAAGAATAATATATTACAACCATCAAATTCCATTTCTGTGGCTGTAGTATATACTTTACAGTTTTTATTTAACTGTAAATTTTGCATAGCATTTACTTCATTTGTATTCTTATAATAAGTATCGTGGTTACCAATAATGATATGTGTATCAATATCTAATTCTTCTAGTTTATTCCAAAATACTTTTTTAAAGTTGTGTGCTGTATTATGATTGATAAACTTTCTTCTATCAACCACATCACCCAAATGTATAAATGTTTTAATGCCTTTATCTATTAAATATGGAAAAAACAAGTCATTATAAAACTTGTTTTGATATTCAATAAATGCAGGACTATCGTTACGACATCCAAAATGGGTGTCGTTTAACAAAGCAATCTTCATTTACTTTTTTCCTTTAGACTTTTTCTTTTTTACCGGTTCATCAACAACTGTATTCTTTTGTAAGAATTCTGTAAACTGATTTTTAAAATCTCTATCTTCACCTGGTTGTAATGTCATATCATCATAATTAGCTTCTGCAATCATTCTTTGTTTAATCGTTATTTGTTTCTTTTCTTTTTGAATTCTACGAATAAACGCATAATAGATTATTTGCGTGAAATAAGCAAAAGGATTGTTTGATGTTTCTGGATTAAAATTATCCAAGTATTGAAGACAGTTTTCTATACCATCAGAAATCATATCATCTCTAAAAGTATAGTTAATAAAATTCGGCCTATAAGACAAGTGATTGGCAATCTTTAGAAAACACTCACCGATATAATCAGTGACAGGTGGTTTCTGTACGCCTTTCTTCTTCGCCTCTTGTACCAACTTTCTATATTCGGTCATCGCCGCTAGAAAGTCTTTGTTGTTAACATAATGTTCTTTTTTTGCACTCATAATATCCTCACTATACAGTATTATTTAATTTATGTCAATGCTGGATTGTATTTCATTCCAGGCTTGACATGCTTGCCAATTTGCGTATAATAGCGGTGTCCGCCTTTGTTGAGACCTATACCTAGTGTAAAGTAGGTTCGTCTTCCTCTTCGTCTTTTCCATAATCATCAAATATCTCGTTTAATCTTTCATTATCTTCGTCACTGAATTTTATTTTTTCAACATTGGTGGCAGGTCTGTGGCTCTCTAAGTTGTAGTTGGCCGATATATTCACCCAACTTCTACTCATTTCAGGACTTGCATTGGTCACCGTCATAATCTTATCTTTAGGAATAGTTACAATATGGTCAGGCGTATAGGCCGCCCATTTTGTTAAAGCAATATAGTCTTTAAATCCTTGAGGCGTAAACTGAGGTATATATTTAATATGCAATGGTTTAATCATTCTAAGTAAAGGACCATTTTCAGGAAGTTGTTTATCTCCTGTAGGCAATTCACATACAATATCGTCACCGTTTATTAGTTTAATTATTTTTATGTTACTATTAATCTGGTGCATTTGCATTTAACTCCACATTATGGATTTCATAATCAAAATCTTCTTCATTGTAAATATTTATCCTTTCCTTAAAATGTGCTAAAGTATAGTTCTCTTTGCCATTATAAGTTAAATCATCTGATAAGTCATACAAAGTTGCGTGACTATTATTATCTTTTAAACGCAACCCACGGCCAATAGATTGCAAGTTTCTAATCCTAGATTTTGAAGGACTTGCAAAAACAATGTTATGTAAGTTACGAATATTAATGCCAGTAGAAAATGTACCGTAACTCGCAACAATAATAGCATTGTCTGATTTTTCTGTAATCTCTCTAATCTTTTCCCTTTCATCTGTTTCTACTCCACCATAGACATAAAAGACTTGTTTATCGGTTGCCTTTTGTTTTATATTTTCATATAAATCTTTACCGTGTTTTTCTACATATTGAAATAATACTAATGAATTACCTTGTAGACCAGCGGCCAAGTTTCTAATGTACTTGTTTCTTTTATCTGATTGTACAATAAAATCCATTTCTTCTTGGTAGTTCATACCGCTTACATATTTACACTCGGTTTTTCCGTGTTTTAATATAAGACAATAAATCTTTAAGTCCGCTAATTGCTTCTTCGTTTGCAATTCTGTTGTTGATACGACTTTGTTGACTGTACCAAATAGTCCTTCTAACACCAATTTGTGCGTTTTGGAACCGTCTAAAGTACCTGTTAGTCCTATTCTGTATGGGCATTTTTCTAACTTTGATAATATTTTAGTTAATGAAACGGCCTTAAACAAATGTGCTTCGTCACCTATAACCATTTCAAAGTCTTTAAACCATTTCTTTGGCATATTATAGATTGATTGCCAAGTAGATATGATTACAGGTTTATTTGTTTCTTTATCGTGGCCTTGATAAATTCTATGTACATTTCTTTCAGGCGACCAGCCATAATCTTTAAAGTCTTTAAACAATTGTTCAACCAATGATGTGGTTGGTACAATAATTAATATCTTCTTCTTTCGTTCTTTTAACCTAAGAATGTTAAACCTAACAAGAAGATAGACAATAAGAGATTTTCCACTAGCGGTGGGTGAAAGTAATAAACATCTATTTTTTCTAACAGCATATACAAATGCCTCCTTTTGATAATCTCGTACCTTAAAAGGTATCTTTAACGCTTCGATAAATTGGTCAACTTTCTTTTCGTCAACCTTAGTATCTTCTATTTTAGTGCCATCAACAACTTGTACATTGTTGTCTTCACACCATTTTAATATATATGGGTAAAGGCCACAGTAAATTTGACCTGTCTGATAAGAAAATAATCTAATCTTACCGTCCCATTGTCTTGCCCTATATTGAGGCATAAACTTAAAACCAGGTACTTCAAATGTAAAGAATTGACCTAACTCTCTACGAATGTCCTCGTCTGCTTCTATCTTTAAATAGACATCATCTTTCTTTTCAATTATTAGATATCTGGTAAGTACCATTAAAATTCTGCCGATTGGAAATCTGTAGAGGAACCAACTGTTCCCTTTAACATAACATTGAAAGCAATGCTAATTCTGTCTTGGTTAGATGTATTGATAGGAACAAAATGTTGTAACCAAGATGGAAATAAAATCATTCTGTTTGTTATAGAACCTAATTGCCAAACTGTTGCATTACCTTTATGCCATTTTTCAACATCTGGATTTAAAACACCAGCTTGTGGCCTAGGGTCATAGAATTGTAGTGTTGCTACATTATCTGATTGAACATAATAAACACCACTTAGTATGTTATTTGAATGTGTATGAGGTCTATGAAATTCATTTTGTTTTAATATGTTTGACCACATATCCGTTATTTCATATTTTTCATACTTATAACTTTTATCTGCAAATATAAGTTTACTTACTTCTATAATCTTATCTGATAATGCTTTATATTTTTTATTTAAATGTAACTTAGGGTCTGATTGCCAGTTAACTCTTTGTTTTCCTTTTGATGATTTAATAATATCACTCTTCATACTATCAATGTATTCTTCTTCTAATACATCATCTACAATATATGTTTCAGTAGGAAATAATTGTTCTTTTAAAAACTTCATTATATAGCTCCACTAGTAAACTTTCTCCATTCAATGGCGTTTCGAATATTCCAATCTCTACTTTGAATTTGTCTGATTGTTCTATCTAAGTAATCTACGATTGTTGACAGATAGTCAACTTTTTGTTTTGCTTTAATATACTCATCATCTGAATGAATATATTGGTCTACATCATTTCTTAATATCTTTAGGTCAAAAGGTTTAGCTGCATACACTGAAGCA